AGTTCCATTAGCCGAAGCCGCAGTATTATACCACCATATATAACTTGTTAATAAATCAACAGCATTAACGCCAGTAGCAAAGGCTCCAGTAATGTTTAGGATTTCAGGACCCGAACCAACTGCTTGAGGTAAACCAAAGTTATCAATATACTTTAATAAGTTAGTAGTACTATTTAGCCATAAGTCACCATTACGAGGACCAGAAGGGTCTCTAGAAACAACTGGAGCAGTAAATCTAAAAGATTTTAAAGATAAATCTATTTGACGTTTGATGTCATCAAACATCTTTTTAACATTAGGGTCTAAATTAAGGTATCCCATTAGATGGTTACCCCCGTTGGATTAGAAAGAGTTAATATGTTGCTAGAAGCACCAGCTTCACCAATAACGGTAGTAATAGCAACTATTCTATAAACAGCGTCAATAGCCAAGATACCATCATTAATTCTAACACGAGCATCATCGCCAACATTAATTATATGATTTGAATCTTGATAAAGAGCAACTGCAATTTTTAAGTTAATAGGAGGGTAAGATAAAGCATTCATTGCTGAACTGGCCAGTTTACCAAGAAGATTTGGGTCAGTTACATTAGTATAACTTTGGTCATCTTCTATAAGAGGCCAAGAACCAGTTATATTTCCTTGAGATATACTTATTTTAGTATAATCCATAGAAGTACCAATAAGCTTAGCATCATTATTACCAGAACCTATAGTATATAATTTATTAGCAGTTATAGAACCATCTTCATCATATTCATAATAAATAACATTACCTGAAGGAAATTCAAATACTGGAGTTAAACTTACACTAGTAAGAGTAGAATTATTATATACATTTCCTAATCTTGGGGTTCCTAAAGATAAAGTTAATAAAAGATTATTAGAAACATCAAGAGTTGTTTTAACTAAAAACTCAAAACCGGTATCCATTTTAGATAAATCATCTATTGCAGTCATAATTTGTTTTACTTCATAAGCATAATAACTTTGAGCAATAATAGTTCCATAAGAAGCAATTCCACCAGAAACCCAAGTACCAGTTCCAGAATTAGTAATAGTAAATTGAGTAGAAGAAGCAGTTGCAACCGTTCCAGTTATGTTATAAGCGTTTATATTAGAACCAGAAATACTAACAATTTGACCAACAGAAAATGTATTAGAACAAGTATAAGTAATAGTTGTTCCACTACCTGAGATAGCCGTCATGGCACCCGAGGTTAACCCAGTTGTAATTATACCGGCGCCACCATTTATAGAACCATTAGTTTGACCCTGAGCAGCGTCAATTAAGTATTTAACAATTTGAAAAGTAGTATTGGCTGCAAAAGTAGCATTATCTGCCGTTGCTAAAGCAGCTGAAACAATAGCTGTAGCGGTAGAAGAAGCTCCTGTGGCTGCCGAGGTAACCTTAAACTGAGATGAACTTAAACCTGAAGCAAGAATTACGCCAGTTAAATTATAAGCAGCAGTAGTTGCTCCAGTTATAGTTACAGATTGTCCTGCTAAGAAGTTATTTGGAGCAGTATAAGTAACTACACCGGCTGAAGCAGATATTGCTGTGACGGTTGTTATTCCACCAATACTTTGACCAGTTCCAGCAATAGATGTAATATTTGCCATTTTAAAACTTGTGTTATTTGGTATTCCAGTTATAGTTCCAGTTATATTATACCCAATTGGAAATACTCCAGTAATGGATAAAGTTTGACCTAAATAGAAAGCGTGAGCACTACCAGTTGTAAAAATAAATGAAGTTCCATCTGAAGCAGCATAACTTATTGGAGATTGCCAAATTGCTTTTCTTTTTTCAAAGTAACTAATCCATTCTCTAGCAGTAATAGTTATTTTTTGACTTTTAGAATCTATATGTCTATTCCAAATAATTCCACCCCAAACAGGGATACCATCAGCCATAACTACCACAGAAGAACGAGAAGGAATTGTAGCGTTTATAACATTGCTTTTTTTAATATCTAAAGCAGTAAGAAGTATATCACCAGTAAAAGTTCCAGGAGTATTTATTTGTTTAGTAAATTGAACATTAGTTAATTGTAGTTCACCAATAACAGCATTAACGCCAAGTGAAACAGCACCATCTGATGTAAGAAGGTCTCTAAAGATATAAGTAAATTTAGGATATGTTTGTAGTGGCATTTTTTAAATCCAAGCACTATACCAAGAGACAGCAATTGTTCCAGCACCTGAACCAGTTGCGGAAAATACGTCTGCTCCAGGACTAGCTCCAAACCATAAAGAATTATTAGTTATAAACGCTCTAGCAGAATTACCATTAAAAGTAATATACTTATTATATAAATCTAAAACAACAATATCTGGTAAAGAAGTTGTAACATATTTAGAAGTAAGAGATAAACTTAAAGTGTTATTAGCAATAATTAAACCAGCAGCTGTTTGTCCTGTTATTGTAATAGTTGGATATGTTATAAAATTACCACTATTTGTAATAGCAAGTGTTCCACCTATAGCGAGGGAACCCGTTGTAGGAGTTCCTGGAACCCCTCCATACATAACTGGGTCAGGACAAAAAAATTCTACTACAATTTTACCCTTACCATAAGTATAATCAGGGTCAATTGTAGTAGTAACTTTGCGAACACGTGCATTTAACCAACGAATAGTTCTATCTGCTCCAAGTTGAAACTGAAGGTAACCAATTCCAGTTGCTTGAGATATAACACTATTTTTGAATGTCTGTAAGTTTTGAGAAGACGAATGAGTTGCGTCAGCATAAACACCAATAGTCATTATTACTGTTCTACCGTCAAGAAAATCACGACCAGAATAAGAGCCGTCATTAAAACCACGATTATCATCTTGACTTCTAATCGGAGGTAAAGTTTCTAGACCATCAACCATTTCTATTTGGTATGGAGAACCTGCTCCCCCAAAATTAAAGCCATTAAAAGAGAACTGATAATTATTTAGTGATGTAGGTAAAGTCATTTCATTCCTTCCTTAATGATTTGAAACTTTTGGAAATAATGATTCCATTGATAAAGCACTTAAAGGTATTCCATATTTAAATGCATGAACTACTGATTGTTGAACTTTTTGTGGAGAAAGACTTTGGTCTGGAGTAAAATTCATTATAATTGGAATGTTTAGTTTAGCAAGATTTTTATCTTCTTGGCTTACTTTACCAGAGTTACCTTTTGGACCATACATAGGATTATTTCCTGCTGGTCCAGATACAGTAGGATTTATTTGCGTATTTTTACTAATCATAGAAGTATTTTTTAAAATAGCATTAGTATTAGCAATAGTAGCAGTAGTTCCAGAACCGATACCAGGAATACCTTGAGACAATTGTTTTTGACTTTGCTTGTCTAAACCTAAAAGAGTTTTTCTATCTTTAAGACTTCCGTTAAGAATAACATCCATCTCTTTATTAGCAATACTAGGCCCCTGAGCAATCATACTTGTAACAAAGTTTTTAGAAAAACCTTCAGCTAATAATTTAGCAGAATCAGATTGCATATGACTAACATTTTTAATTTGGTCTCTCATTGAAGCAATCATACCTTGAATACCAGAACCAAAACTTTTACCCCAAACAGATACAGCAGTAGCAATACCAGCTTTAGTTGATACCATAAGAGTACCATTAGAGTTAACACCAAGAAGAGTAGAAAATAATCCACCAGCATCAATAGTTGCAGCACGAGTAAAAGCCGCTTGAAGATTACTTAAAGCAGTAGATGCTACTTTTTTATGAACAGAATTTCCGCCAGTTACATCTCCAACAATTCCAGAAGAACCACCTGAACTACCAGCAGTATTTGCAGAAAGACCAAAACCATCACCACTAAGACCTGGAACACTAAATTTCTTATTTTTTAGATTATCAAGACTATCACTAAAATGACGAACACTATTGGCAGCATTATTTATATCATCTGCTATACCTTTAAAAGGACCACCTATCCCAGGTATTGATGCTAAAACACTTACTAAAGTTCCAATCCAACCAATAAAATAACCAACATAATCAATTATAACTTGAAATACTTTAACTACTCCATCTCGGAACCAAGATAATTTATTCCAAGCAAGAACAATAACAGCAATAAAAGCAGTTAAACCAATAATAACTACACCAATTGGATTAGCATCTAAAGCAGTATTAAGACTCCATTGAGCAGCGGTAGCTCCACCAGTAGCAACAGTAGCAGTTCCAGTTAATTCAGCCCAAGTAGCCATTAAAAATTTAGAAACCGTCATTACAGCATTGCCAGCTTTCCAAGCAATAACCATAGTTGCTAAAGCACCAGCAAGAAGAAGTATAGTAGGAATATATTTTTTAGTAACATTAAATACATCATTAAAACCACTAATTAATTTTGTTAATACTGGAAGAACAGCACTACCAATTTTTTCTCCAGTTAATTGAAGTTGAGCTGTAGTTGCAGCAACTTCACCTTTAAATGTTTTAGTATATTCTGTAGCTTGTCCACCAATTTTGTGACTTAATTCATCAAAAGCTTTACCAATAGCGGCATTTTTAGAAATATGACTATCAAGGGTAATCCCAAGTTCTTTAAAAGCTTTAACAGAACCTTGAGTTCCTCTAGCAAGAATCGTTGCAGCCGTACCTAAATCAATATTTTTGTAACGAGCATAATCAGAAGCTATACCCATAAGTTTAGTTGATTGAGTAATAGAACCAGTAGCCGTTACAAGAGTTCCATAAGCAGCGGTAACATCATTTGATTTAAAACCAAGTTTAGCCAAAGAGTCAACATTGTTCATAACTACTTTACGATTTTCTTCAGTATTAATTTTAGCATTAGTCATTGCTACACTTAAACGAGAATAAGAATCTTCAGCTTCAATAGACGCTTTTACAGCAAGACCTAAACCAACCGCCGCCGCGGCTCCAATTCCAAGAAGTATATTACTACCAATAGAACTAATTTTAGCCATATTTGCTACAGAAGTTCCAGCTTTTTTAGCCTTTACATCCATAGAGTCCAGTTCTCCACCTAAAACGTGTAGCTTAGCAATAGCTCCATCAACAAAAGCGTCTACTTTAATTCCAACTAGAACATCATTTATACTTGACATTTTACAAGCCTTTCAGATGTTTGTTAAGGATAGGACCAATCAACGGTTTAAACTTTTCATAAGCAGGTTTCATATAAGGAAATTTAACTCCTTCTTTCCAATTAGGACCACCAAGTTCAACTTTACGACCATAAGGTGCAGTAGGACCAACTGTTCCAGAATACCTATTAGGCCCAAGGGTTTCCTTGATACCAATAATAGAATTACGAAGAGTGCCAGTCCTATTCATAGGAGGTTCACCAGAAACGGCGGGTTCATAATATCGAGTCTTACCTGTAGCCGATACACCAGTAGAAGGACGTTCCCCTTTTATTTCTTCTTTAGCAAGACGAATGAGAGTAGTTATCATTTCATCACGAGCTTTCATTACAGACAAGTCTAAATCTTTTTGCATTTTATCAAATATAAGTTTAGCTTGATGAAAGTCGTTCACTTTCTACCTCACTAACTATATCATCAATTGCTAATATCCAAGCCATATCTGTAACAGATTCATTATCTACTTGACTAGGTAAGAAACCGAAATCTTTAGCAAATCTATACTTAACCCATTTATCTTCGGGGTATTCTTCGTTTTCACTAAAATACCCTCTAGCAATAGCATATTTTAAGCGTTGGAGACTTCGGTATCCACTTTTGGGTTTAATTCAGCCTCAACCGTTTTAAATAAATCTGGGAACAATACTGGTCCAGCTTTATCAGCCTCAAGAGATAAAACATCATAATCTTCAATAGATAAATCACCTAATGAAGTAATTTTTTCTGATGGAATCATTAATTCAAAAGACCAAGCAGTAATTAAGCAAGAAAGAACAGCATCTTGAATATTAAATCCTTCATCAAGACTTGTTAGACCACCTTTAACTTTTAAAGTTTGAGAAACTCTAACTCTATCCTTTTGTTTAAGTGAATCTACTTCTTTAAGAGTGACAGTATTGCCACTAGGTAATGTTACGTTATTCATTTTATATTCCCTCCATAGTTTTCCTTCTCATTTATATACTGTATAAAGGAGGGGAAGGTTCCTCCTTTATACATTTTTATCAGAAACTTACTGATAAGTTCCTGAAGGCTTAGCATTTTGTAAAACCCATTTAATAGGAGAATATCCTGAAGTTGCTCCAACGTCAGTTGTATTACCAAGACCATCAAAGTCAACAGAAACTTCAACATAATCTTTATTTCTGTCAACAACTGCAGCAACATAAGCACCTTTAGAAATAGTAAACTGAACCTGAGTAGCAGCGGCTCCAGCTCCTTGAGAGAAGTTAAAGACCATAGTTGGTTGAGTATTAGTAAGATAACGAGTAAGTTCAGTATCTGCATCCATTACAAAAGTTGCTTTACCTTTAACACCTAAAGCACCAACAAATATTTGATAAGGAGATTGAGTATTACTTAATGCCCAAATCGCTTCAGCCTTACGGGTCATATCAACGTTTGCTTTTTGAAGATTTATTACAGAACCGCCAGCAATAGTAACGGTTCCAATCCAAGCAGGCATTGGAGCCAAAGTTCCAAATGATGGAGTTGGGATAGCACTAACGGCAGAAGGAAAACCAAGCATTTTAACTGAATAGTCTAATAGACCATCAGCGCTAAAGGTTAAACCAAAATCGGTTACTTGACAACCAGGAAATTGACGGTTATTAGTAGAATTATAATCTGAAATTGTTAATGATTTTGGTTGAGCATCTCCAGTAGCTCCTACAGAGTTCTTAAGAGCAATAGTATGGGTATAAGGAGCAGAAGCACCAGTTGTAACAACATCTCCAAGAATACTTGCTATCCAATAACCAATGGTATCAGCAAATACTGAACCACCAAGGTCAAATTTAGAACTCTTACGACCCGGAATATAGTTATATTGTTCAACTAGTGAACCACGAAGACCATCATCATATAATCCCATGATATCGTCTATTGGTTTAAGACTTGACATCTTAACTGGAACGAAGTCAGTTGCTGTGACTGCAGTTCCTTTTGTGGCCTCAAGAGCAACACCTATAAAACTTTTTACTGATGGTTGTGCTGTTGTCATTTTTTATTCTCCTACGGTTGGTGTTGGTTCTTGAGTATTATCTACTGAAGTTGGAATTGTTCCAGTATCAACTACTGAAGTTAAATCAGTAGCGACTATTTTAGTTGCCCCGATAACAGCGGTAACATTTGTAGCAGTAAAATCATCAGGAGCATCAAAAGTCTTTCCCGGAGCTACAGTGAGCGATAGGGTAGGGAAGACTCTTTCATCTTCACCATTGTATATAAACTTCATTTATTATTCTCCTTATGCAATTGTTATCATTTGTGTAACTTGAAATCTTATTTCAGCCCAAGTGTCAATTGTGCCACCCATAGTATTTATGGGTTCAGCATAATCAACTCTAATTGAAGGTTCGGCACCTTGCCAAATAATATTGGTAGTAGTATCACCAAAATTATGGTCAGAACGAAGTTTATTTTTAATGTTATCTATAACATTATCAAAATCTACCATAGCATCTTCTGCGTCTCTTAATTTAGTAGAATGATGATAAACTTGAATACCGCAATCATAATCAATTCTTTTTTTACCGCCAATAGCAATTCTTTGTTCATCTTCAGATACTATAAAAATAATAGCAACTGCTTTAGCAACATCTGTAACTAAAGAATTTTTTTTCCAATCAAGATTTTTTGGAAAACTTGTAAACACTTGATTTAACTCGGCTACACCAGTAATAAAAGTTGCTATCTGGTTTCTTACTTGTTGGCGACTCATTAGTAAACCCTCTTATAAGGGTTAAGTAGTTGCTTAGCCATAGAAATATCTGAACCACCTTTATCTGCAACAGCAATTACTTCACCAGGGTTAGCACCTTGTCTCATTACCATAGCGGAATCTCCTCTAGACTTAAGAAGGGCAACAGTATAAAGAATACAAGCTTCTTTAATAACACCAGGTAATCCCGATATTGATATTCCAGAAACGTGAGTATAGCCTAAAGCGGAAACCAAAGGAACCGTTGTTGACCCAAAAACATAAGTAGAACTTACAGTTACTAACTCACTACTAGCACCATCGTAAATTTTTAATTGTTGACCTTCAATAATACCAGTTCCATCTGCAACCGTTAAACTTGTTGTTCCACCAGTAGCAGATACTATTGTAGTATTAGTATAACCATTAACATAAGTATAGTTAATATAAACTTTTTGTCTTGAATTTCCAAAAGAACCAAATTGTAATGGACCTTGAGAAGAGTTTCCAATAATAGAAGCATATGGAAGAATAATTTGAGAGTTTTCTAACCAAGCTTTAGAACAATCTGTAATAGATAAAAGATTTCCAGGTTGACTTCCATAACTTAAAGAAGTTAAAGCAATTATTGGACTAAACTTTGGATGAAATATTAAATCTCCATTATTGTTAAACCTAGCAGTATGACTTGTTTCTGTTTCTGTAGTAGCCTCTAATACTTGATTACAATAAGTATCAATCCAACTTGAAGCACGATTAATAACATTAAATAGTTCAGCATCTTGTTGTGCTTGAGTAAAAGCATAAGAAACTAAGTTATCTATTTCTATACCAGTTGGAGCATCTTTAAATTCTTGAAGAGTAATATATGGAGTAGAAAAATGATAAGAATTTGGATTATAACCATTACTCATTAGAAACTCCGCATCTTGAACATTTTTTAAATAGGGATTGGAATCCACAAGTTATACAAGGGTATCCAATTTGATTGAAGTTATCATAAGTTCCAGCATTACCAGCAACACTTAGACCTTCTTCTTTAAGTTTTTTAACTAATTTAGAATCAGATATATCAAACAATCCATCTAAACCAGGTTTTATTTCTACTTGCTTTCCATTAGGAGAATTAACTGCAAGAGCATTCATTCCTTTAGGGCCAATCATTTTCATTCTAAACATTCCTTCCTAATGTTTGGAATAATGGGGCAGACGAACCAGTCGACCGCCCCATTATTATCTACTTATTAAGCAGACTTGATACCTGTTACGATACCATTAAAGGTAGGAGCGTGACAGATAAATGTTCCACGCCAGTATGACGAAACGTCATATGACTGTTGGATTACAGGCCAGTTTACACCGATGTAGTCTTGAACATTATATACAGCCCAAACATCAGAAATGTTAGAATCTGGAATTGGAAGGCTATAAGAAAGAACAGGAGCAACACCTTGTGGTAACCAAGGGTGAACAGTTAAGGCAACGTTTCCGCCACCAACAGTTTCATTAACTAGGGTATCAATCATAGCACCACCAGTATATCCACCAAGGTCATTCTTTTCAATAGCAATACGATAATTAGAACCAGTGTTTCCACCAACTTTAATTGCATCGGAAAGCTGCTTACGGTCTGAACCATTCATAAGAATTTCTTGAGGTTGTGCCTTAACAGAATTGTAAAGAGAAGCAAATACTTTCTGGAATTCTGCACCTGGATTAGAGGTAGAGAAAGTAGACTCAATATCACTGATTACAGCGCCATTAGCAACTGTAGTAAGAATACTTAGAATACCATCATAAGTACCAGCATTAGCCGAAGTATCAGCAACAACTGTATTAGCAAGAGTACTTGTAGTATTGAATACTAAGTTATCTCCAGTTGTAACTAATGAAGCAGCACCCTGTAGAACGCCAACTTTAGAAGAAATTGTTCCAACAAAGTGAGCATTAACAGCACCAGTAGTTGTTCCAACGTATACATTATAACCAATTGCTCCAGCAACAGCACTAACAGTTATGTTAAGAAGTTGAGAAACAGTTGCTTGTGATGCAACGGTAGACAATACTGATTGACCAAAAGCACCAGCGTTTGCTGTTACATAAACGAAGTAGGTAGCATCAGCAAGATTAGTTTGACCTGCAGTAGCAGCAGAAGCTGTAAGGGTTACTGTTGGAGCAGCAAGTGCACCAGAGAAACCTGCATCAGTTCCACGAGCCATAAGAATCATTTTTTCTTCAACAAGCATTGAAGTACGAAGAACTGTTACAGCGGATAACTCGCGAAGGTCTTGAAAACCTTCAGCAGAGAAATTAGCATCCCAAGAAACTTCATCACTTAGACCAAAAGTCTTAGTATTTACAACCTTATCAATTGCTGTGTAAGCAATCTTTGGACCACGGTTTAATGATAATGCACCGAAGGTATTTGTAACTGATTCTCCAGCAAGTGGAAGGATATCAGGTTGACCTGTACCAGAACCAGTGAATGCTGTAATAGCCTTGAATCTATGAGCAACACCGGTAGCTTGCTTACGAGGAAGCTTGTTACGAAGAGGCGTTGGATATGGAGCCAAGAGTAATGCTGGTGCTTCAAGGTCGAAAGCAGCAAAAGAACTTGAAAGAGGAGTTGTGGTTGTGATATCCTTTTGGATATCAGCCATTACTCCACGTTGAGCAGAAAGAGCAGAAGTAAGAGAAGCTCTAACATCAGCAGATAGACCCTTATTTAAAAGAGCCTTTTCGATTTGTGTTACAGGGTTTGACTTAGAAGCAACAGATGAGAAAGATTCTCCAGTTGCTTTCATGGACAAGAATTCTGCTTCATTTGTAATAGCATTAGAAACAGATTTGGTTAAGGAAGCCTTAAATTCATCGGTCTTTATTGCATATTCAGCAGGAGTTAGGTTTTGGCCTAACATTGTTTCTAAAATTGACATTTTATTCCTTTTTAGTTAGTTAGTTTGATTTGATTCAGCACGAAGAGATTTAGCAATGTCACGATAACCTTCTGCGGCCTTTTTGTCGGTCGTTGCAGAAGCTTTCATTTCATATTGTTCAGCTTGAATCAATTTATCGTTTTGAGATTTATTTGACATTTTTGTAGCAGTACGTTTTGCTCCGCCACCAGCTACTTTATTTAATGCCGTTTCCAATTCGGATTTAAGTTTGGTATTATCGCTTTCTACTGCCTTAATTGCAGATTCGAACTTTGCGGTAATTTCAGACTTCATCTCTCCTAACAAGGACTTTACGGCTTCATCAACCAATGTTTTAACATCGGCTTCCCCTGATACCTCAGGAACCACATCAATGGTTACCTCTGGCACGGAAATTTCTGTAAGTTCAACAGCAACAGGTATAACTGCCTCTGGAACTTCTACTGGAGTAACATCTTCTACTACAGGCACTTCAACAACGGGAGTTTCAATCACCGTTGGAACTTCTTCTACTATAGCATCTTTTGATTTAGTAAGGTCAGGAGTTGCTTTTAATTCAAGAATAGAAATATCAATACTATCGTTTGCGGCATCATACACTTCATTCCAACCCCATGATTTTAGATAATCAAGAGAATTTGATAGTAATAAAATATCATAAGACTCGTTTGAACCTGCAGCTTGTTCTGTTGCTTCAAGTGCAATAAGTTGTGTTAAACCCTGCACTGCCATAGCATAAGCAGCTTTGTGTTCATCGCTAGATTTTACAATAGTAGCAGTCAAAGACTTAGCTAATTCCTCAATTTGTTTAAGTGTATCCATCTTTGTTGACCCTTTCTCGGTCTTTTTAATATTCTTAAATACTTCCGTTGGAAGAGGAGCAGAATATTCGTAAATTTCGGAGACTTTTGTAAGAGTAGAATCTCCATTAACTGATTTTCCAACAATTAATTTAGCATTAGGATTAGCAGGACGGTCAACCAGGGAAACCTCAATAATGCTACCATTAATAATACGACCATTAACAGCCTTACCACTAGTATCTTTAATGATTTGAGGATTCTTAATACCAATAGAGAAACCCTTATAAACACCAGTATTAACCTTTAATACAGCAATAGGGTCAACAATATGGGTTCCAATAATATGCTGGCCATCTTTAAGTTCATATTCTTGAGCAACACCAACAGCCGAAGCGTCATGCATTTCACGGATATTACCGCCAGACATAAACCAATCTGGCATAGCCTTTTCAAGCCAAGAAGAATCGCAAATTTGAGAATCTAAATCTAAAGAGTCATCCGTGGCATTCCCGTATACCATAAGAGTACCGTCTTCTTGCTTTACACTCTTAATAATTGGGACATACCCAAAAGTTTCATTATGATTATTAGCCATTTATTATTCTCCTGTTATGTCTGATTGGTCTGAATTTGTTGAATCTTCGTAAGCCGAATTATCTATCTCTGCAGGTGCTAGTGAACACATACAATTAGGGTGAGCAGGAGGTTCTGTATCTCCACTTGGAAACTCAGTTCCAATATCTATAGGTGAAGCATCAGCGTTATCTTGGCAATCCGGGCAACCTTCGGCTACCAACCACTCAACTTGAGTAACACCAGAATCTTGATACATTTCTCTGGAAGAAACAGATACCGCTCTAGACATTTCAGTCTTAGCAATAATATCCGCACGCTCTGGGTCATCAATAACACCTGAAATTAAACTAGCCGTCTCACTAGTAGACAAACCATCGTTTAACGATTGAGACAAAATAGAACCAATAGTATTTAACTTAGTATCAGAGATACCTTGAACCATTATATTTCTATTATCTAGTAAAGTCTTTAACGAACCTTTAGGTTCAAGTAGAGCGGAAGCTGCTTGGTTACCAGGCTTCCAGGTATCCCAATTAACAACACTAACATCAGCACTTGCTGCCTTATTACTAACGAACTCTTTTACCATATACTCACCAGCCGTACGCCCTAAGACATAACCATCAGAATACAAGAATCTAAGAGCATCCTCTAAAGGTTTCTTCTTAAATAAAATATGAACCTTAGCCCAATCACGAGCTAACTGCGGAGTAGTAGTAGCATCATGAATATGTGTTTCATTCCACGCTCTAACTATATCACCAGCATCAAGGGAATCCTGGAAAGCCTTACGAATCTTTTCTGCATGCTTAGCGGCTAATCTAACGGTTGTTCCGTAAGCTGGCCAATCCATTATATACCCAAGTATTGTTCAGCATATACACGCGCGGCATCAAAATCATCAATAGCCACAAATTTATTTATCATCTCAGCATAAGAAGGTTCTAGAACTTTAAACTCAAACTGCCTATTATATGTTCCTTTACGAATCCACTTTAAAAACTTTTTAACTTCTTCTTGAGCGGGTTGATTAACAGGAACAACAGGGGTTTCAATAATAGGAGAAGAAATATCTTCACCCACATCGTTAGTATCCGAACCAGCCAGAATCAAACCATCATCAGTAAATTTGTAAAGATTATTACCAACTACAATAAGCGGAATATCGGCTTCAGGAGTATCGATAAGAGGTTTACCTTCTTCAGCACGAGCCTCGTTAAGTGTAAGACCACCATTACGACGTTTAATATCATTACGTTCTGCAAGTTCCTTATTATCAGAACGGTTAGAAGGCATCAAACGGAACTCAAGTTCCCTAGGCATACCTAAAAGATTGTAGGAAAGATTAGTTAATTGAGTGCTAAACCACTTAGCAGTTGGAATCAAGCCAATTGACTCGGCAGCATTAGCTTCACCTTCTTGATGACCAGAGCCACCCATGCCACCCTTTTGCGAGAAACCAATCTCGGTAGGAAGAACACCAAAGAACCCAGTGATAGAAGTAATAAAATAATTATCTAACTTATCACTAAACTTTTCTTGATAACCAGGGTCTGTATTTAATTTTCCACCAGGAATCATGAAGCGAATAAGATTACGACGTTCAGTTTGACCGGAAAGGTCATCGTTTATAATGTTCTCATATGCACGGAATTGTTCTGGAGTCATCTGAATAGATTCTGTAAACTCAACCCATCCCTTAGGCATAGTTCCATCAGTAAACTCTCCACGCAACCATTGTTGACGCATTAAATATAAACTTGCAACCGGTAAAGATTGCTCTACTGGAGAATAACCATAAACAGAATGCGAACTACGATTACGAATTAAATAAGTTAGTTGGTCTGAAGTGTATTCACCATCAGCGTCTTCGTCATCCAGGGTAGCCGAGAACTCCGTTCTTGGGAAACCGTAAAGAATCTGTTGGTAAGCAGGATTAGGAGCAGATGGTCTCATACCACGCTCGTCTATAAGAGGCTTTATGGTAGAACCATCAAGGATTTGTAAACCATGGATATCTCCGTTAACTGTCGTCTCTGGCCATATAGCAAGAGCGTCAATAACGTCAACTTCCTCAATAGCCATACCAAGCCAGTCGGCAAAAGTAAGACCATTACTTGGGTCTGGGTTATTCCAGAAAGCACGTAAGCGAGAAATCTCTGGATATAGTTTCTTGCGAGCCTCAGCCATCGCTAATAAGTGATTACCGTTAGCGTTAGAAATGATATCTTCGGTTGCGGATTCACTTATTACAATATCCCAGGTTAACGAGGTTAACTTGTTTTTTCTAACCTGTAGGCATCTACGAATAATATCAATTTGTTGGGAAGCGGCTCTTAAAGTCTTAAAATCTATTGGTTTATTTTGGTTAACCATAATATTATG